CCCGGCATAGTCAATGGCCAGCGTCGTGCGGCCTTCATGTGCGATGTCAAAAATCATGGGTCACCTCAGGACGTTTTCAGGAGATTGGTGCCAAGGGTGCCGCCGTCATTGAGCGCCGCCCCGTTAAGGAGCGTGACAGCACCGTGCGAGATCGAGGCAAGACCCGAAGTCACCGAAACAACCGCATTAAAAGGCCCGTCAAGAGTGGTGCTCCACATGCCGATCCGAACTTGGTTCCCGGTGTAGGCTGACGTAATCCCTTGCTCGGCATTGCCTGTGACTTTGCAGGAAACCAGCTCGACCTCGGTGCGCCCGGCGTTGGCGTAGGCAAAAGCGGTCTTGTTGTTGGACCAGGGCAGTCCGGCATCGGCCTTGTCGTCGAGCACGAAATCGATACTACCCGCCCGAACAGCGCCGCCATCCGACATAGTGAAGCCGTAAAGGCTATTGTGTGTGGCGTTGGCCACCACCGCGTGCCGGATGACTGGGTTTGCGCCTGCACCGTTCTTGAGGAACGTCAAGCGGCGATGGCGGACATAGACGTAATGGCTCAGGACGTGCTCTTTACCCGGCGCAAGATAGATATTGACAAGAGCCCCGCGCGGAGCTGCATCGACAGCAGCCGAGATTGACGTGAAGGTGCCACCGTCAACGTTCGTTGGGTTTGCCTCATCAGGATCGACATATGCGAGAAAATTCATCTCTACGCCCACAACGGCCCTCAGGTTCGCGGCCAGCGCATCATATGCCGCCTGGCGCGTGGCGATCTCAGCATCGGCATCGTCATAGAAGCCAGCGGCCCGCGCGGCCCCCTGGTTGAGGGCATCCGCCGCGTCGTTCAAATTCTGCATCGGGTCAGACATTCATGGTCCTCCTTTAGGCCGCGCGCTCAAGGTCGCGGAGTTGTTTGCATTGGGCGAGTTGGCGGTCGATGATCAGCGCATCGGTGCGCAGCTTGAGCACCGCGTGATCGAGATACTCATCGAGCGGCGCATCCATGATCACGATGCCATCGGCGATCCCGTCGAAGGCGATCACATGGTTGATCAGGTATTCGATGGTGCCGGTCTTGCGGGTGTCGCCAACGTCCAGGCCCGCCCAGAGCGCGATCAGATCGCCATCCTCATCGAGGAAGCCCATCTCGCGCACGGTGATCTCGGCGGTCTCGGGCGGAAAGCTCGCCTTGACGTGCCAGGCATTGGTGCCAACGGGATAGTGGCGCTCGATCTCGGTGCGCAAGCGTTCGCGGCGCAACGTGGTCTGGTTGACCGTGGGGGCATAGGCCGCGCCCTGGCCATCGCCAAGCGCGATATACTTGATCTTCACCTGGCTCGCCGTGCCCGCCGCATCGCGGATTTTGGTCAGGCCCAGCGTGGTGAAAATGTCGGTGCCTGCGCTCATGCGGCATCTCCCATGTCAAAGCGGTGGATTTCCCGGCTGATCGCGCGGCCCCGATGGCCGGTGCGGGCCGTGAGCTGGGGCGCGTGGGTATCAACCGGCAAGGCGGGGGTGATGTGGCGGTGATCCTCGGCGCGCTGGAGCGATCCGGTGCGCAAGGTGACGGTGCCGCCCTTCTTCTCGCCGATCCTAAGCGTGAAATGCGCGCGCACCGGCTTCACGTTCTCGATCAGCAGCGTGACCATATCGACCAGCTCGGCGCTGATCTGGAACCCGGCTGCAAAGATGTCGTCGCCGAACGCATCGATGCGGAATGTGTGCGGTGTCCCGCCATGCTCGAACCACTCGGAGATGTCCGTGCGGAAGCCGATCGTGCCAAGCGCGCGGCGCACAGCCCCGGCTGTGCCCTTGATCCGGTGGATCGCAATCGAGCGATTTATCACCTCGCGTTTCGTCGCTTCCGACCAGGTGGCCTCCCAGACATCGACCGAGAAGGCCCAGGCCAGCCAGCCCAGCAGATGTGCCGGACAGGTATCCGGGTTCATGAGCTTTGCGATTGGCGTCAGATCGGGCTTGCCCTTGCGGATCGCCTGCTCAAGCGCGCGGTCATGTTCGGTGGCGTTCGGCTTCAGGATGGTGGGCAGATCAGACATCGCGACCTCCCACAGAAACAGCCAGCGCGTCTGCCGCGCAGAATGCCGCCTCGGCCGGGCCGACTACGATGTCGGCGGCGGGCTGGGTGATCAGCACATTCTGAGCGCCGGGCTGGTGCAGCGCGGCAAAGAGACCCGAACGCGTGATGTCGTGGCCCAGGCGGTGATGTGTCTCGATGTAACTCGCAAGCGCTGCCTCGGCCGCCGCTTCCACCGCGCCAGCATCCGGGCCTTCGTAAAGGATCAGACTGGCCTCGACCTGGTAAGGGATGATCGTCGCTGCCTGGACCGTCACCTGATCCGTCAGCGGACGCACATCTTCGTCATTGAGCGCCGCATTAACGGTGTTCAAAAGGGTGTTTGAAGGGGTGCCATCGCCGTCATGTGACAGCACGGTCACGACAACTTCGCCAGGGTTCGGACTGGCAACGCTGGCGTCCTTAACCTCGCCCGATGCCGATCGCGCCCAGAAGATATAAGAGCCGCGCGGACCAGCCGTGGTGTGGCCTTCAAGTGAAAGCTGGATGCGGCTGCGAAATGCCTCGTCGCTCTCCTTAATCTCGGCGATCGGCGGATTGATGGTGGCATCGGCCTCCTGGACGATCAGGCGCTCGACACCCCAGAAGGCGGCCAGGCCATCGAGGTTCGTGCCGGTGGACAGCGCCAGCATGTTGGCGCGTGCGCCGTCATTGAACTCCAGCCGATCGAGCATCCGGTAATAGGCGCAGACGCGCAGGAGCTGCGTGGTCGGTTCGCTCTCCAGCGACAGATAGGCTTCGAGGTCGGGCATCAGGCGGATGGCTTCGGCCTTCATCTCGGCCAGCAGCACCTCATACTCGACGGTCTTGATGACCTCGGGTGCGGGCAGCTTGCTCAGATCGATCGAGGTGAAACCGCTCATGCTGTCACCTCTGCATTCAGCTCCACGGGCATCGGGATCACGTTGCCCTCGGCGTCATACAACTCGAACTCGGCATAGCCCGCACGGGTGGTGACCAGCTCGATCCGGGCGAGATCGATGCGCGGCTCCCAAAGGTCCAGCGCCTCGGCCGTTGCCAGATAGGCGTCGATCATGGTTTCGCCGTTGAGCGGCTGGTCGATCACGTCAGGCAAATCGGAGCCGTAGGCCCGCAGCATCACCAGCGAGCCTTTAGGCGTTGTCAGAATATCGTGGATCGACTGCGCCAGATGCGCCGCCCCCTCGATCTTCCGACCCGTATGCCTGTTCATGCCGATCATTTCTTGCCCGTCGTGCCTTTCGTGACATTGGCAGTGGCTTCGCCGTCAGGTGCGCCATTGACTGCTTCCGGATTGACCTCGGCATCAGCTTTGGCTTGTGCCTTTTCGAGGGCCTTTGCGGCCTCTCGCTGCTTGGCCAGCGCTTCTTGCTCAGCTTTGGCTTTTACTTCGGCTGTAGCTTTGGTGCGTTCTGCGGCCTCGGCTTTTGCTTTGGCATCCGCCTCTGCCTTCGCTTTCCGATCGGCCTCCGCAATTGCCTTGGACGCGGCGCGTGCCGTTGCATGGCCTTCGATGGCTTCAGGGGTGTTGCGCACAACGTTTTCGTATTTGGCCTGCGTCTCGCTCAGCAGGACGACGCTCCCTGTGGCGCGCCATTTATCGGCAACCCAGCCATCGGCCAGTGTGACGTATTCAAGTTTCTTGCTCATCAGTTCGGTTCCTCTGTGTTGCTACCGATGCTTTCAGGGTGGGTGTGGTGGACAAGGCTGACGCCCGCCGCGATCACATCTACGGTGACCTCAAGCGTGCCGTTCACGATCAACTTGCCGCCCGCGAGGTTGATCTGGGGCACGGCCCCGTCCGAACTGGGCGCGTTGCCGGCATAAAGCGAGGCGACGATCACCCCCTGAGCGATATCGCCCCCTTCGCAGGCCACCAAAACCTGCTCGTCCTCAGACGGCATCCACCAGAACTGGATGGCTCCAGCGCTAAGTTGGCCGACCGGCAAGGGCGGCGACGGGAAGCTTCCAAAATCCACGATGGCGGTCGCGCTGCCGGGATCGACAGAAGCGATGCGGCCCACGCGGACGATATTCTCGATGCGGCGATCCGCTTCGGCGAGCGCTTCAGACATCAGCCTTGCCCTCCGATTTCTTCGTAATCGCCTTCGTGATCCGAACCGATCGCCGGCGCCTGGGCGACATACAGTTCGGCACCAAGCGGGTTGTCGGCAGGCTGGAAGAAACTGATCGGCTGATCCCAGGTCACGGCCCAGAGCGAGACGGCATGGTCCTTGGTTTTGCTCGAGACCAGTGTATGCATCCGGACGTTACGGGCTTCGCCGATCGCATCCTCGCGCCAGCGCTGGCCGGGGATGAAGGACAAGAGAAGCTGACAGATGTTCGCGGCACGTACGTCGCGTGGCGCACCCAGCCCATCCTTGACCACTACATAGGCTGCCATCTGCAACATGAAGCTGGTGGCGTGCCCGGCATAGGTGGTGTCTTGCTTCGCGCCCAGAACCGAAACCAGGACCGAAGGCGACGGCATGCCTTTGCGCTTCAGCTCCTCAAGCGAGAACTTGCCAGCATGCGGCTTGCATTCTTTCAGGTCGCGCAGGAAGAACGAAACCTCATCACAGACGGTTTGCGGCAGATCGGAAAGCAGCGTCTCGCTCATTGCAACAGCTCCTCCAGTTTGCCGGTGACCAGGTCAGCCAGGTCGATCTCGTCTTCGTCGGAGATCCCGAGATAAGGGCGCGCGGGGATCCCGCTGCCGATCTCGTCGCCGCCAAAGTGATGATGCGCGGCATAGATCAGGTTCGATCCAACATGGACCTCGCCACCTGTCGAATAGCTGGCGATGCTGTCACGCAGATCGCCCTCTTCAACGAGGAGTGAATGGCGATCTTCGCGGGTATCGTCATAGGCTTCGGACCACGGCACCCAGGCCGCGCCATCTGGAGCGGTCTTGGTGTCAAAGCGATCACGGGTGGAGCTTTCCAGAATGGCCCCGGCCGCGTCGGTCAGCTCGGCCATCTGGAAACCTTCGAGACGGCTCAGCCGTTTGATCGCGGCATCGAGACCCTCGGTGGTCAGAGATGCGGTTACACCAGCCATGCTCAAAGCCCCCGCATTTTCTCGCGGGTGAACTCACGCGCAGGGCCACCGGCCACGATCGGGCGCGGTGAGGTTTGGGTGGCTTCGCCAGTGTCGGGATCCACAGGACCAGGCAGGTTCAAAGACGCGGTGCCCTTGGCGATCTTGTCGAGATGCTTGATCGTGTCTTCATAGCGGCGGCGATGCTCTTCGGAGAGCACATCACGGGCCAGTGCCAAGCGGTAAATCGCGATATCGACGCAGAACTGCTTGAGCAACTCGCTCGCCGCATCGCCCTCGGCCACCACAAGCGGCAGGCTGTAGCGCACACCGATATAGCTGTCGATTTCACCGGAGGCCGAAGTCAGGGCACGGGCCACGGCATCCGCTTCAACCACGCCGTCGCCATCCCGGTCCGCGACATAGAGCGCGTCCTCGGAATAGAGAGTGATGATATCGTCTTGCGTGGCGTAGGCCATGATCGTCCTCTGTTTGGGTTGCCCGGCCAGCGGTGCTGCCACTCCACCGGCCGGGCTGTTCCGACGCGCGCGCCACCTGGGGGTGTTTCTGCTCGCCCGCGTGCCGGGTTTGAATTCAGGGGCAGTTTTCTGACATGCCCAGGTCGCGGCGTGTTGGGGGCTTCGCTTGGCGCTACGCTCTGGGCGTCCCCTGCGCCGGTGCCCCGAAGGGCTTTCAAACCGGCGGTCTATGGGTGCTGACGGACTTGCGGCCCGGACCAGTTGCCCCCTCTCTCAGGTATTGGTCAGCTCGAAACGGTTGGCGCTTCGAACCCGTTTTCTTTCATGGCCTCCCAGACGCGGTCGCGTTCCGCGCCGGAGATCTTGCCCAGCTCGTCGCCCAGGAGGGCGTTCAAGCTGTCGAGCTTGGGCTTGCCGTCGCGCTGGAAGTCCTCGGCCGAGAAAGTGGCGACCGCTTCCGCGATCTTCTCAAGCCGCTCTTCGATCGCCGCGGCATCGTCGCCCGATGCTTCCTTGATACGCAGCTTGGCCTCGGCCTTCAGGCGAACCCACTCTTCTTCGGTGAACTCGTCCGCATCGACCACGATCCCGCTTTGGGAGAAATGCCGACCGCAACGCCAGAACCCGGCGGCGACGGTTGCGGCGATCAGGAACTTGCCAGTCATAGCTCAGCTCCTCACGCGACCCACGGGGTGTCGAGAACCTCGACCGCCTCGTAGTTGGCATTCGACGCACCGCCTTCGCCCAGCATGACCTTGACGGTCTTGTTGGCGGCGGAGCGCAGCTTGGGACCGACAACCAGCAGGCTCGGCTTGATGCCCAGCGGGCGGCCGTTGCTGTCGCGCAGACCGCGCATCTTCTCGATCGCCGCATCCAGGCTGTCGCCATTGAGCGCGACGTTCGACGCATAGGCCATCTGCCAAAGGCCGAAGCCCACGTTGCAGCGCGCGTCGACACCGTAGAGGAATTCCTTCTTCATGAAGACATGATCGGAGTTCTGCGGGTCCGTCTTGGAAACGAACTGGGGCTTCTTGCGCTCTTGATAGACCATCGGCTTCAGCGGCCGGGTCACATCGAGCAGATACCACCAGGGGTTTCCGGCCGCGCCAGATGCATCGACGTTCGCCACAGTGATCGCGCCGCCGTTCTCATCGAACGAGGGGTGATCGGTGTCGAAGAAATACTGACCGTCATAGCAGGTCTCGGTCGTGCCCTGGGCCATCAGGCCGAAGGTCAGATCGTCAGGCTGCTGCGCGGCGCTGACACCCATTTCCTGCATCAAGGGGCCATAGACACCGAGGTTGTCGTCTTCGATGTCGTTGCGATCGACACCAACGGTGGCTTCAAAATCCTTGTTGGTGATCGTGTAGCCCTTGGCCTCCATGTCTTTGATCACACGGTCACCGACCCATTCCCGCATCTTCGGGAACTTGCCGAGCCAGCCATAGGTCTCCGACTTCGACGTCGAATTGATGACCGTGGCGACACGGGTGAAGTCGGCATTGGGCCGGGTCGCGGTGAACGCGTCCTGGAAGTTCTTCTTGAAACCGACCTGAAGGGCGGTGAGAGATGCGGCTGTGACCATCATGTCGGGTTACTCCTTGTTCTCGTCAGTCTTGGCCGAGATGAAGTCCTCTTCGGACATTCCCAGGGCGCGGCAGGTGGCCCGCTCTTCATCGGTCAGAGCGGTTTTGTTCTGAGCTTGGGCTTCCTTGCCATCGAGGCCGCTCTTGGCTGCGATCTCGGGGCTGGCCTCCACCATCTTCTGGAAGCGCTCGAGGCCGCCTTCATCGCGGCAGGCGGCGATGTGATAGTCACGGCTGGCCGGTGCGATCTTGCCTGCCTCGATGGCGGCGTCGACGGCGGCATTGATTGCCTCGCCTTCGCGTTCGGCCTCGGCCTCTTCGAAGGCCTTGATCTTGTTCAGCGCCAGCTCGTGGTCAGCACGCGGCACGAATTTCGAGGCGTCGGGATTGTCAGCGCGGTTGCGCGCGGTGGCCTCGTCGGATTTCAGCTTGTTGATCGCCGTCAGGGCATCCGTCTCAGATGCGCCCTCAGACAGGCCAAGGGCCTCAAGGATCGCCTTGTTCATGGCAGGTTCCTCCTGATCGCCCTCGGTGTTGAGAGCGGCGAGTTGCAAGTTTGGTTGGTTGGTCAGACCGGCAGAGATCATCTTGAGGATGTCGCCAGCGGCCTTTTTGAAAGTGAACACAGGGCTGACATAGCGATAGCCCTTGGAGGCGATGGCTTGTTGTCCGACCTCATTCCATTCGACACGACCCCAGATGGCACCGCCCCGAACTTCCAGATCCTTGATCCAGCCGATCGCAGGGGCAGGCTCGCCCTTGGCACCTTTCACCTGGGTGGCATGCTCGAAGTCCACGGGCAGATCGGCTGCGTTGCGTTTGAACGCGGCAACGACCTCTTCGGGGCTCGGCAAAACCCATTTGCGACCGTCACGCCCCTCAATGTCGGGGCCTGCCGGTGTGAGCTGGATCCAATCCGGCACAGCATCACCAGACGCATTCAGCGCCAGCGCGATTGTTTGAATGGAAGTGTTCACTGTCATGCGGCGACAATGCCCCGCCCGCACAAGTGATTGCGCCCCGACAGTTGTCGGGATCAAGATCATGTATCCAGGGTGGCTTGGGCTGAGGCGCTCAGAGGGCCGGAGAAGGCCATCTTTGGTCAGACGCTACAGCGAGCCGGAATTTTTCTCAAGGCCGCTCCTGACCCGTTTAAACCCTGTTTAACGGCGAAGCTCGCATAAACCTTCGCCTGTGATTGGCATCTCGGCCCGTCACCCGGAACCGTTCGGTTGAAAATCCGGCGCAGATCGCCTATATTCAGCTTGCGTCTGAGCCAAGCGGGCAGCCGGTCTCGAGCCGCGAAGGAGACACCGTCCTTCCAGACGCTTCATTCCCTCACCAGATCGACGCCGTCGCGCTCATGGAGCCTACGCCATTTGGCCAGCGTGGTGCGGTGGAAGGTGCTGATGAATATCTCATCGCCCGCCACAGTCCGCTTCAGGACCAGACGCCAGCGCCGATCAGCACCGCCTTCGACAATCAGGCTTTCGGTGCCGGTGGCTGAGACCTCCCGCGCAACGGAGCCGGTCTCCAGGAGATCAGCCACCCGAACGAACTCGTCAGCCGTCGCTTCGCCGTGTTTACGGCGGGTCTTTTCGGCCGTGTAATCGGAGAACTGGACGACGCGAGTGCGCGCGCCGATCGCGGAGGCCAGATCATCAGGCAACATCGCCACAGGCACCGCGCCCCTGGCGCTGCCCTCATGGATGCGCCGCAACCGCCAGCTCGCCGCCATGTCCCGCGCGGCCGCATGGGCAACAGCCGGATCGGCCGCATCCAGTTTGCCTGCCAGAAACTGCTCCATCTGGCGCTGACGATAAAGGCCGGGGTTCATCTCCCAGCCGGGATCGATGCCGGAGGGGATGCTCTTGATCTCGCCAGTGCGCCGGTTGAATACATCGCGCATCGGGATCTCCGGGCTGTCCGATATCCCGCGCCGCTCAGCCTCGCGCCTGGTGATTTGGCGCACATGGCATTTGCAGCCCCAGCCATTGGGCGGATACCAGCTCTGCCAGAAGGGATCGTCGACGGGCAATACCAGCCCTTCCTTGGCCTCGTGGTGTGGGCGATGGTGTTCACTGGGGCCGAGCAGATAGACCAGGTAAGGAAGCGCGTCCTTCGTGCGCTGGATACGATCCCATTGACCAGCGGCGCGCGCCGACCGTATGTTCGCCCGGTAGATTGTCTTCAGACGGCGTGGACTGCCAAGGCGGACCTTGCGCACCTCGCCGGTGATCGGATCAACCTGCTCTTTGACACCCCACCATCCGAGGCGGCGCAGGCGCGGTTTCAGCTCTTTGGCAAACTGCTCGTAGGGAATGCCCTCGTCGATCGCTTCTTGCAGCGCGCCCTGGATCGCCTCAAGCACATCTACCTGCATCGCCTTGGCGACCGAGAAGGCCACCGCGTGTTCTTCAGGTTCGACATCCTGCCAGTCAAAGCTCGGCCGTAGCCCCTTGTTGCGGAAGAAGGACGCAACCTCGGGCGGCGCGCCGGGGTTGAATGTATAGCTTGGCTTATCCGTGAACTCAGCCATCCTCTGCCTCGCCAGACGCACGCGATTTAACGGCGGCTTTAACGAGTGCTTCAATCATGGCTTTATCACCGAGCTGGGGGAAGGCTTCGGCGATGATCTTGCTGGCGTCCTCATAGCTGGATGCACCTTCCAGAAGCGCCAACACCGGCTCCAGCACATCGCCCATGACCTCCTCCCAGTCGGAAAAGAGATCATCCTCGACCTCGTCAAGGTCAGCATAAGGATCGTCCAGCTCGGCGCGGTTACGCGCCTCGGCCGTCTTGGCAGCGGGCTTCGCGCCGCCGATCACCTCGTCATCATCATCCGGTTCCGAGAAGCCCAGCTTGGATCGCAGCTCCGATTGTTTGACGCGCAGGCCCTGGCTGATCATGCGGAAGGCGTTCTTCATGATCATGTCGGTGTCTTCGACTTCCTCGACGTCGATCGACAGCCGGGGATAACGTTCCTGGACGCCGTAGTTGAGATCGACATAGGGCTTGACCAGGTCGCGGTTCAACGTGCCAGAAACCGAGCGCGCATCTGATTGGGCCACGTCATGCCGCACCTCATTGTGCACCTGCGCCTGCGCCATCGAGGAGCCGTTGTCCGAGGTCATGGTCTGACCCAACACGGCCTTCGATGTCTGCTCATCCACCCAGCGGGCGAGCTTCTCGAAGATGTCGTTGCCAGGGCCACCCGCAACCTGCTCAAAGTCGATCCGCATACTGTCAGGCAGTACAGCCGCCGCATCGGTGCCGATATTGGCGACGGCGGTGAAGAGCGTTTCGACATCCTCGGCCGTGGCGCTGGCCCCATACCGTCCGAGGCGCAGTGGCAGACCATAGGTTTCCACGAAGGCGATCCAGTCCTTCACGGTGTAGCTTTTGCACATCCAGCCAAAGGCCACGAGGCGAGCCAGACCACCCCGACCGACCAACCCCGATTTGAGTTTGGCCTTGTGGCTGATCCATTTGAACGGCTCAAGCGCCAGACCGTTGACCATGTCGCGCTCGTCGATCAGGCGGACTTCGCGGCCCGTATCCCGATCGAACATGAAAAAGCGCGGATCCCGGTGGATGAACTCCTCGATCCACCAGGTGCGCTTGCCGCGCCCCCAGATCAGTTCGATCTGCGAAAAACCCTTGCCGAGCGCATCGAGCATGTCCTCGACCAGATCGGTGAAGCTGTCATGCTCTGCCAGATTGGCACGGACATCGTCGGCAATCTTCACGTCTCGGGGATCGTCCGAGGCGGGCTTGACGATCGGCGCAACCCCCGAGACAGCGCGCTTGCGCACACCCAGCACCGAGGCATAGTGCGCGTCACGCTCTTCCATCTCTTTGGCCAGTACCAGGTAGTCATAAAGGCTGCCCTCTGCCGCCGCCGCCAGAATGGTTGACAGGCGCGACGGGGTCAGACCGGAGGCAACAGAATGCGCCCAGGCTGTGCGGACGGATGTGATGCCAGGCTCGGCGATGCGCTCGGTCAGAAGCTGCTTGCGCACCGGGCGCTCATATTGATCCACGAGTTGATAGGCCATCACCACACTCCTTTCTGTGACCGGAACCCGGCGGTCTGCTTAATCGGGCGGTTCACATCTTTGCCCCCACCAGGTGGGACGGGGCGGTAAGCATAAGGTTGATATTCGGTCTCGGCGCTGGAGACGGCCAAGGCCCCGGCCCAGAAGCGGTCGGCGTGGCCATCGGTCTCGCCATCAGAGACCAGGCGGCGGATGCCGGTTGGTCCCGCCACAGATTTGATAGAGTGAAGATCCGCGCGCAGCTTGGGATCCCCGGCCGGGACCAGGACGCGCCGATCCTGAAACGCCTCTTTGAACGAGGTCGCCATGTCGAGCTTTGCGGCCGAGCTGAAGATCACACCTTCAACCCGGTCCTCGCCATGCCGCCGCTTGGCATCCTCGACCGGCTTTTCGCCCATGCCGGTTTGGTCCATGCGCAGACGCACCACGCGGTAGCGCCGAAACACATCATCGAGCAGCTCGTCCTGGCGAGCAAAGGTGATCCGCTTTTCGGCGATGATCTCACGGGTGACGAGCTGGCCATCGACCAGCTCCAGAACCCAGATGACAAAGAGGTCGTTGCGGGCCGCGATGTCCACGCCGACAAAGCACATACCGCCCCGATACTGAGACGGCTGGCCTGCCTGAGGATCCTCGCATGATGAGATCAAGTCGTAATCCAACCACGCGCTGGCTGCGTCGAGCCATTTCAGCTCATACTCCTGC